TATTTGCCATTTTATTTTCCTTAGATGACAAGTGATTGATAGGGTTTAGTTGTGTTGTAGTAGATAGTGGCACCGTTCTCACCGTCTTCTGATACAGTGATTTCAATGTCACGGTCGGGGTAGCGATTTGCTATATATGTATATAGCTCATCACTAATCATTTCACAAGACTTATGGTCAAGTTGCATCACTCCATCACGGAAGCTATTTTCAAGCCATCGTTTGAACTGAATAAACTCAATGTCACGGTCGTTGTGAAATACCTGAATCGCCACCTTAAAGTGAAAGATGTGACGATGCGGGTAGCCTAGGAAACTGACATCATATTCGTCGCCAGTTGCCAATTTCGGATCGGTGTCTGCACCGGGGTATTTATGAATGCCTTCTCGTTGGAAAGTTACCCAAATCATGCGCTTAGCTTGTTCGCTAACACGATTCTGTTTGTCAACGAGTGCGTTAATTACATTGTCCATATTATAGTTATATCACCTGTGTAGAATTTATCAACTGTTTTGGTCAAGAACTTCTGCCATCAAGTCATCAGTATCTTCAATGACTTCATCGATTTCAGGATCAGCATCTTCAACTGCAAATAATTGATCAAACATAGTGTGGGCGTTGACAGTCTTCTTACCACTGAATCCTTGCCCGGCCTTAAACTGCTGCCAAAACTTATCATACTTGTCAATCATGGCAAGGCTCTTTTCACGATCCTTAAGTGAGAAAATCTCATCAACGATATCAGAGAAGTTAAGATGACCATGAGGATCCATTACCATCTTAGGCTTAATACCCTGATCGTAACGACGATTTGCTTCCTGAACAGCAGTCATATGCTGATAGACATTGTGTGCCTGAATCAGTGTATACGAAAGTGTGTCCCAAGAAGTCTTAGTTTCTTTGCCGTGCTGACCTAAGAATCCTTGACCACGATAACAAATGTCTTTCATCAACAGCTTGTCAGTTACAGGACTGTCCGTAAACATCTTGTGAATGTTGTCAGATAACACACCATCACTGAACTTACGAGTGTCGGTTGCATATTTCTTGTTTTCAGCAGTCTTTTCCATTGCATACGTCCACTTAGTGTTATGCTCAAATGTATTGTTATTGTAAGCAAGACCCTTAGCAGCAGCAAAGAACGGACTAGCACAATCAAATGTAATCTGTAGTTTTGGGTTGTGATGCTTGCGAATAGCTCTCTGAATATCACTGAACAAGACTGCATACTCCATTATTGAAGTACCGAGACAGTGAATTAAGTCTTGCTTGCCTTCTTCTAAGAATCCATCATGAATGATGCCGACAAGTCTGCGAAGCATCAAGTGAATGTCAATCTTGTTTTGACCACCGAATGCCCAGCCGTTGAATGCTTTATCACCATAGATATTAGTATCGCAATACTTCTTCATTTCTTCGTACCACGCATCTGACTGACCATGATTACGACCCTGCAATACATTTAGAAACTTACAACGACCATCACGATTAGCAATGAAGTATTCATTGTTGATATGCGTAGCAGTAATAGCTTCTTCAATCGTGCTAATACCGTGTGCGGATGTACCAGTCTTCTTGTCCTTAATATGATAAGTCGTAAGAGACTGTGATGGAATATCAAGACACATGCCATAGTCCATGTATTCGTCCATCCAAGTAAGAACTTGTTGACGCTTCTTCATAGCACGAGGACAGTTAGGGTCCTTCCAATCAGCAGGCCACTGACACTTAAGAATTTGGAATCCACCAGAGTCACCTAGCATGAAAGTGCCTTCTTCTCTCTTGCGGATGATAGATTCATTATTGTCATCCTTAGTAATGTCTAAATTCGCATGACCAGCAGAATACAACCCCCACTTATATGTGTAGAGTCCTTGTTTGCTGTTAAGGAAATTCAAACATTCAACATCACCGTTAAATGCCGCAGGAATTCTCGCCGGATCAAAATAGTTTTCACCTTCACGCTGCTTGCCTAAGCCAGCAATGAAGAAAGACGAGACTGCGGGCAGAAACAATGCCCAATCGGGATTGTGACTGTTTGAAAGGTTAATTTGTTCCAACTTTTACTTCTTCCTTCGTAAGTATTTGAACCATCTTGATTTTATCATCAAGTTCTTTTTTCTGATTGAGTAGGTCAGCTATAGTTGGATTAGTCTTTGCTAGGTGCTCAAGTGCCATGTCTTCATTGCGCTTCTTAATAGCCCAATCAAGTGCGCTCTCAGCATCAGGAGTCAAGCCAACACTAGCATGACTAGTTTGGAGTTCAACCCACCTGTTACCGTCATACACCTCAAGTATTTGTGTATTAGTGTTGAATCTAACATCACCGACATTCATATACCCTGAGCCAGTATTGATATATGTGGTCGCGGGCATTCCACCGTTGACCATCACATATCTACCTGCTCCGCTGACCGTTCGTAACATTACTTTGACAAAGCTGGGAGCATATACTGCCAAGTAGCAAGACCACTATCAACAGTGATTTCGACTACACCTTCATCAGCGATGCGAACAACCTTGTCGCCGGGAAGATCCATGATAGCAAGAAAGACCTTAACAGGCCACTGCCATGGACGAGCGATAGCACCAGTGACACCGGAATGAAAAACAAAGTTACCGCTGTGCGTTGACGGGTCACCAAAATAAATCTTCAAGTCTCCGTTTTCAGTCTTAGTCTTGAAGTTAGTTTCTTCGCTGTTTGCAGATGCCTGTTTCTTAAGACGCATGATGCCAGCAACAGTAGGTTCAAACTCTACATTCCAGTTGGCGCCCTTGAAGGTAACAGCCGGAACACGATCTTCAACTGCTTTCCTAGCCATTAAGCGATAATCATTGATAAAGTCTAGTGCAGCAGTTTCAAAGTGGATACTAGCAGGAACATCTTCACCGTCCTTGTTTTCGCGGGTAAGGTTGATACTAGAATCTTCCCCGTAATCGTCAAACCCAAGAATAGTCTTGAGCTTACTCAAGTTAGGCATACCGAAGGTGCCTTCGAATCCTGCGATCGGATTCTTAAATGTTCCGTAAACGATTACTGTTCTGTCATCTGCGACAGCGGAAACCTTAGTTTCATTGGCAGTACCGTTAACTTTTACTAACTCAACAACACCAAGTCCATTAGTGTGCTGAATCAAATCGAGTAAATAATCTTTCATTTTTCTATTCCTTATCTTTATGCTGCAAGTTTCGCAATTGCTTCGGCTCGGCGCCGTTGACGCTCACGCATAGCTTCTCCTTCTGCAATTCGTTCTGCCATTTCTGCTTTAGAAACATAATAGCTACGCATGTTTAATTCATTCATGACCTGATCTAGATCATATCTCAAAGCAGCAATCTTTTCTTCTGTATCAAAATCTTCAAAGTTCATTTTTGTCCTCTTTCATATTAATATTTAGGTTCGTACAGTTTGTATTATAGTGGAATATTTTACGAATAGCAACCATTTGTTTAACCGAAACTAAACAAATCATTGAATGTGCTGTTTGTGTTAGTATTGGTTCTAATATCCCATTTAAGAACACCCAATAGGTTATCAATCTTTTCGTCTACTAGAGTTCTTTCCATTTCTAAATCATCGAATGGTAAATCACAGAACCATTGCGGAAGTCTGAGTTCATCAGTAGGATAAGCGATACTTGTAAATCCTAACGGATTATCTTTTAATTTACAAACAATGACTTTCATGCCATCAACAATACGCTGACTGTATTGATCTCCGTTTAACTTACGCAAGTAATTGTAGTTCAATGCTGCTCGAACATGTCCGGGCATTGTTGCCTTGCCAGTCTTACTGCGCTTTTCAAGTTCACCATAATATGTAAGCTTGTTGACTGACCTCGGAGAACCCTTAGTCCAGCTATCCTGCTCACTAAGCCACAACTTGAATTCGCAAATTTTAGCAATAACTTCGTCTCTAGCAGATCCGCCCAAAACCATAGTCAATACTTCCATCAAGAATGCCTGAACATACTTCGGGGTATCTGCTCTCTTTAGATCAAGACCCATAGCCTTAACCTTACCCATTTTGCCATCCATATCTTGACGCTTGCCTTCAAGGTCATAGATGTTGATTGCGTAACGCTTCTTTGTAATAAAGAGAGTACGATCACCGATAAGTTCTCGACCAGCTTTAATCACTTCACCGTTCTTACGAGGGCAATGAAATGCCTTTTCCATAAACGCAGGAAAGCTATCGTTTGCAATCTCTGCTATTTGATCGTATAACTGAATACAAGAATCCTTGTCCCATGTCAACTGACCGCTATCAATCTGTTCTTTGAGAATAGGATAAGCTGAAAAGTAACAGGAGTCAGTATCACCATACACGATAGCATCGCCGTCATGTTCATATTTTTCCGTGATGATTTCATTTATCTGGCTCATCATATGCTTAGTGATTTGACGACCAGACAATGTAACTGACTGCCCGATTCGTTTGTCGTAAAAACGACAATGCTCATTCAAAAGCGCACCGTATGCAGAGTTAAGAAGAATCTTACGAACTAGCTGGCGCTTGTCATAGTAATCAAACTTGTCAGTACCATACGCCGCTTTCGCTTCTTTTTGAATACTTTTACGTTCTGAATACCAGCGTGAAAGCAACCCCGGAATGATTCCTTCTTTCTCATAAGTAAAGATGGTTCCATTAGCCGATAAGATATACGGTTTGTGACTATCAAAGATTAGCTTCCAAACTTCAGCAGCACTCATATCTACACTACGACCATCTTCATAGTCAATAGTAAGCATAGTGCCGCGCTCTTGATTCATGATGGCAGTGTATTCTAACGATCCGAAGAGGTTTTCCCAAAGAATCGCTCCAGTAACCCCATCAGCATCGTCACCATTCTTTTTCTTACGCTTACTTTTAGCGAGGGCAACACTTTTTTCGTGCATGTATTGGTCTGTGAGAGATTGTCTGACTTGTCCAACAATTGTTTCTGGGGCCATGTTGAGGGCTCGGATTGCTGAGGGGTAGAGTGAGTTGATGTCAACTGCTCCGACCCAGTCGTGAATCCCTTTCTTCGGGATAGCAACATAAGCTCCGGCAGCTTGCTGCTCTTCACCGTAGTGATCCTTACGCTTTTTGTCAGGGACAATAAATCCTCGTTCATGTGCTTCATTATAAATTGCCATTTCAATCATAGCCACCGAACCCATAACAGTTGGTAGCAATACAGTGTTTTCATGTGCTAGTGCGTTTGCAAGATCAAGAAACTTGAGCTTGTTATGAATCTTATACACTAGCATAGTGTCTTGTCGGTTATATTCTACGAACTTCTTAAAGTCCTTATTGTATAACTGATCTAAACTACCTTCGTATTGAGTCTTACGCTCACCCAACTCATATTCACCGATAGCATCAAGTGAGTAACTATGACGGCTTTCGTAGTTGTACTTTTTGTAAAGCTGTAGATAGTCCATGTGAATACGACCGATTAAGTCGTATGTTTGTTCTTCCTTGCCAAAGCGTTCATATTTACGAGGCTTCGGAAGTTGCCCGAGCAAACAGAACTTGCGTGTATCATCCTTACTCATAATGCGAGTAACTCGATTTACACAGTAGGGAATATCGTACCCCTCTGAGTTCCAACCAGTAAGAACATCTGCATCTTCAATTAACTGGAAGAATGTTTCAAACATTTCTATTTCACTGCGAAATAGCAAACAGTTTTCAAAATCTTTTGTTAAATCAGATGCGGTCTCATCTGTCATGTGCTTCGGGGGAATGACAAGTGTAACAAGTTGATCTAGCCAGTCCAAATAAACTGAAATAGCAGTTACCGCATTAAACGGATCATCTGTCGGACTAAAACCCTTTTCTGGATCAAAGTCAACTTCAATATCGAAAAATGCAGTATGGAGTTTAGGAGGTTCTGCCTTAAGATAGTTATCACTAAGGCACCTGAAAATTACAGGGATATCGCTTTCAAATGTTTGCTTCCCGCGATGGATTCTTTTCTCTTTTTCAAACTCTGCTTTTTTGCGGGTAGAAAAGCGACTAATACTATCCCCGTAGATAGAGCGATACTTGCCTTTAGGATCATCGTAATAGAAAACATAGTTAGTACTATATTCCCTATAGGAACGCTTACCCTCAAGAGTACGCTCTACTACATAAATTTTATCAGCGTTTGAATCAAGAACTGCGTCAATGTATGACATTTAAATTATTATATAGCCTTTCTGCAATGAGCCTATGACTTCGGATTCCTGGATGCGCGCCGTCGAGCGCGGAATCTACTTTATAATCTCTCAAGTAGTATGAGAGGTCTAGATTAGAAATTTTTATATTATCGTACAATGTAAAATCAAATTCGCCTGGCTCTATATTTTTCTTGTTAGCCCTGTATGCACCAACATAAGCATATGAAGGTATGTTTAGACTATTAAGATAATATGCAGCATGACTCATCGCCAATAAATTAGTGATGTTATTATTTTCTTGATAAACTTTATAATCCTCTTCTACGATTCGGTAATTGCGCTCGATCCTTATTCCTTCAGCATTATTGCTATATCTAAAAAAATCAGACCTGCTAAAGTAACTCCACATTATAACACAAACATCGTCTGTGTCAAACTTAAAATTGAGAAGACGCCATAGTATTTCAGTGTTTCCGGCGCCCGGTGTTGACATATTAGCAATAGTATAACCTAACTTATCAGCAAGTAGCTTAGGCCAGGCAGAGTTACTAGGATTTGGCCCGCACCCGAGGTTACCGTCAGTACAGTCAGGTAACCCATGCCCGTATGTATATGAACACCCAAATGCAACTAGTCTTGGCATTAGCTAGTCTTACCAACGGTCTCCAAGATTGTATTGAGTTCTTCGTTTTCTTCATTAGTTTCATTGAGGCGCTGCTTGTGCGCAATCTTGATTGCCTTCTTGAGAACAGATGGCTTAACTTCAAGTTCTTCTGCGATTGCCTTAACAGTGTCGCTAAGACCTTCATTTAGTGTTTCGACTTCCTGCAAAACACTGATACCTTCGTTGATGAGCTGGGTCAGCTTGACCTTAGCTTCTTGATTAAATGTGCGTGACATAGTTTCTCCTTATAGTCTAGTTAGTATAGCAGACTGTGCAGAAAATTCAACTATATTGGTAACCTTATTTGCACCACGGGGATAATTGAATATCTATTAACTGCACGATTGCGTCGGTGGTTAGATTAGTTGTTTCGAGAAATTTAGCTACCTGATTACCCATAAAATCCTCAAATAATTTGTAATTGTGTTCAACATCCTCGTTAATTTTAGCAATTAAACTTGGAGAAGCATTTTCTAATAATTTAGAAAACTCAACTGTATTCGTTACGATACTGTTCAATGCATGGTCTACATTTTTAACTGTTGTGAGTAGTGAATAATATTCTGGAATATGCATCAATTCTTCAAATGTGCGGTATCCTCTACTCTTTAAGTCAGGAATATTACTTTCTCCGCCTACCATAATAAATGGATGCTTATTAGCAATTGCTCTCCAAGTCTTTTCAGAAAGCCATGGCGCGCCGACTCCATAATACTCCGACTCTAGTATAATACTAAATGCGGTCCGTTCGTAAAGAGTGTGATCGAATGGGAATCCCTGATGATGAAAATAGCCATCAGTTACTTTTGGTAGACACGGATGATCATTCGACAAATCTAGCAGTCTATTGCAACGAGTTACGAACATATCATATTCGTCATCGGTGTAGTCTTTAAAGAATTGTTCTTTTATTAAGTTGCGCTGATTTATAAAATGTGCCGTCCACTCAATAGAATCTAATACGTTTTGTTCATAGAACTTTTTAAGCAATCCGATTCTATGAATCTTTTGACATTTTCCTAATAGCATCAATCCTTGATTAGTTTTCGGGTTCCATTCTGTTGCTACCGGATGTCCCTTCATCCAAATGCTAAGGTATGCCAACATCATGCATCCTGAAAGATATGCTACATTACCGTTAAATGTTACTTGATGGCCCATAGTGTCATCAACAACCAAATAATACTTAGGGGCTACCCGATTTAAAACTTCAAATATTCGGTCAAGGGCGTTTTGTTCTTCCGAAGTAAACTGCGTCCGTTCAATTATTTCACAGACTAACAAAGTAGTGTCAGGGTCTTTGTCGAAAATAGCCCTTACATCCTCTTCAAATTTAGCAATTTTGAGGTCTCGGAAAGAGTATTCTTTTGTAATATCAATTTGGTAGTTTGATAGCAATAATATGGAAACATTAGGCATATATTATATAGTCACTGAAAGATGTGGTTATTCTTTTCACCATAGATTTTGATGTACTTGCCAGCAAGCATATCAGCCATTGCTTCGATAGGTGACCCAGGATAACTATCACCTGGCTTAATCATGCCTATTTCATGTTGACGAACATGTACTAGCTCATGGAATACTGTTCTAAGAATATCAACTAGATTGCGATTTTTTGCATAAACCCAAACACTATCTTCTCCGGGAACATGTCCGCCAGTATGATGATTAGTTTGAGCTTCCTCGCTATCCATTGAAAGTTCAATGCTAGGAACCTTTTTGAGATTCAACCTGTTAGCAGCCCAATCTACAAACTTTTCTACTTCACTACTCAAATCTACGCCATCTGATGTTTCATCTAGTTTGTTTTTAAGCCAGTTAGAAGGAGACTTGTTAAACTTTTTAGTGAATAGTCTTTCTAACGCTTTATCAGAAATTTTATGTTTAGAAGCTATCTTTTTTAGGAGTTTATCCATGGTGTCATATTTGTGTTTAGCTAATGAAGGAAGTTCTTTAACTAAATCATCAATTGCAGATTCGTACATGCCTTCTCCGCCACCGCCGTCTCCGCCACCTTCACCGGAGCTGTTATCGCCGTAGCCAAAGCCAGGATAAAAATATCCGCCATAAGCCCTTCTTGACTTATTTCGTTTACGCTTGCGTTCGGTGATGAATTCAATTGCTCTCATTAATATATTTATCAAATACGAAGCATATACGCTATCTCGGGCGGAATCCAGGGCTTCTTCATCTTTTCAGGATTCCAAACTATACCTGCTAGATTATCACTAGCAAATGCTTCTACATTCCCTAAATAATCTAAACAAAACACATTTACAGATTCCGGCAAATGTTTTATACATCTATTATGATAACTGTTAACTTCTAACACTTCTCTATGATAGAATATAGGATGATCTACTTTATAATGCTTATCTACGGAGTCAAGTTCTCCGCCTAATAATTCAGCTATTTGAAATGCGCTTTCAGCTACACCTACAACCGGCTTGTTACGCTCTATCATTTTGTTAATTAGAACCTGCTCAACTTCACGCCTTTGTTCAGCATATTCTCCACCAGTCAAAATTAATGAATCTAGATCGTTAGCCATGACGTTAAAGTCTTGATTTAATGTATTAGGAATAAAGAACAAGTTATGTCCTTTTAGGGTATTATACCAGCCTTGATCTATCGCATCATACACGAAACCATCATGGTGAATTATAGATTTGCTTAAGCCGATTTTCATATATCTATTTACTATAGATATGGTGATGGCGACGATTTTACTCGCCGCCATCACACTTAGTCTCTACTTAATTAGAAACGAAGACCGAAGCCAACGAGTCCACCGTGACGACCGAGATTGCCGTCGAAGTCAGTGTAACGATACTCAGCCTTAGCAAAAGTTGAGCCAATGAGCTTCACTTCAAGACCGCCGCCTACTGTAAGACCTTCGACCTTAGCAGTAGCAGTACGCTCAAGCTTAGTGTAGCCAACGCGGGTATATGCAAGAACATTCTTGTTCAAGGTATATCCGAGACGAGCGGCTGCACCGAGGTCAGCACGATCAAAAACATTAGCTGCGGTTGCTTCCGCACCAACAACTACCTTACCGAACTGAAGGTCATAGCCTAGGGCAGCGCCATACGCAATGTCAGTTGCGTCAACACCGTTGCGAACTTCATCTGCGCCGGCTGTTACCTCAAGGCGAGGACCAGCAAATTCAGATGCCATTGCAGGGGTTGAAAGAGCAGCGGTTGCGAGTGCTGCGATTGCGATTAACTTTTTCATACTTTGTTTTTTCCTTTTAAGTTTGAAAACTTGACATTTTTAATGTCAGAGTTATGTATACAACATATCTGTGTCTGTGTCAAAA